TGCGCTACTCGCTCGACGACGACGCAGTAGAGGTGGAGTACCGGGACGACTACGGCATCCCGGTAGAGGGGTTCTCGCTGTGAATGGCGGCGCAGCCGCTGGGCTTGTCACTTCTCAAACAACTGGAAAGTTGGTCGTCCTTGACCATGCTCTTTCTAGGTTGCGCAAGCTCAGACGGGCAATTCTCACGGCGGCCAGGATGCACGCGCATGAGCTGGCGCACGTCCGTCATCGAGTGGCGATGTTGACCCTGACGTACCGCGACGTCGGCGGGTGGAACCCGGAGCACGTGAGCGAGTTGCTTCGCCATGTCCGGATGTGGCTGAAACGCCGGGGCCACGCTTTCCGCTACGTGTGGGTGGCTGAGCTCCAGCAGCGCGGCGCGTTGCACTATCACATTCTGGTGTGGCTTCCGAAAGGGCTGACCCTTCCGAAGCCAGACAAACAAGGCTGGTGGTCTCATGGCAGCACAAAAATTGAATGGGCAAAACGGGCCGTTGGCTACCTGGCCAAGTACGCCAGCAAGCTCGAGTCCAAGTCCGGCCTTGGGTTCCCGCGCGGAGCCAGGTTGCACGGCAAAGGTGGGCTGGCCGAGTTCGGTCGCTCGATCTGTCAATGGTGGGCGTTGCCCGGCTGGGCCAGGGAAGTCTGCGACCTGGCTGGAAGAGCAGTGCGCCGAAAGGGTTGCGGCCTGGTTGAACGGACAACGGGGGTTCTCTTGCCATCGCCATGGCGGGTGTCCCGCTGCGATTCGGGCGCTTGGGTAGCCAGGCAGCTATTCACTTATTCGGATCGGCTGCCGGACGTGGGGGGGCCGTTCTCATGGGTGCGTTGATGCGTCTGTCCCTGGCCGCTTGCCTGTTTAGTTGGTCGGCGTTGACTGCTGGGCTGTTGGTTTGGTGGTTCGCATGATCCAGCCCATCGAGCTGCGCTGCGGCGGCCGTGAGTTCGTGTCGCTGAACGGCAACGATGTGAAGGTCTTGATTTCGATCACGGACTGGAGTGATTCAGAAGGGGTGTTCGACGTAGGACTGCACGGCGGCTGCGAGTACGCCGTGGTGCACGGTGTAGGTGGCATACAGCTGAACACCAATTTGCAGTACATCGACACGACGCTGACGTCGGTGGGGACGGACGTGGCGACGCTCAAGACGCAAGTTGCCGCGCTACAGGCCAGTACGGGCTCGAGCTCGAGCACCGGGGCCACGTTCCCTTGGAATTTGTCAGCGGCCGACGGCGCTGTCCTCGGTGCGGCCATCCTGGCCGTGTGGGCGGGGGCCTTCGCAATTCGCGCAGTCGTTCGGGCGCTGCGCTCCGATGAAATCGGCGGGAGCGAGGGCGCATAGCTTTTGCCGATACCTTAACTTGCGCATGAAAGGGTTCTCAATGAACTACGTTAATAAGGTCGCGGTTGCCGCGATGGTCGCTTCTCCCCTCCTGGCCAACGCAGCTGCAATGGCTGTCCCAACGGAAATCACCGACGCTGGTTTGTCGGTGTTGGCCATTGGCCTGGCTGTGTTTGCGATCAATGTGTCGATCAAGCTTTACAAGTGGATTCGTCGCGCTCTGTAATTGCTTTTGGGTGAGGGCAGACGTGCCTGAGCCCTTCGAGGGAAAAATACCGATGGGCGTTTTCGTGTTGTTGGCAATATTGGGCGCGGCGTGGATATTATTTCGCGATTGACCCTGGCCCTGGTGCTCGGGTTTGCGTCCTTCGCAAGTCAAGCCTATGGGACTGTTCCGGCAGTCACAGGCGGGACTGAAACACGTTGGCGTTGCGACGGGCACGGGTTCAACTTCACGGCTTTAACGCCGCAGGCTGCATGCGAGCCTTTCTATAACTCCACGGCGTTCGGCCAGACACCGGACGCCTGCAACGGCCAAATTCGCCAGACGACGCAGACACGCACCTTGGTGCTCGTGAGCCAGACGGCAACCCAAGCGAATTTCAACATCCGCGATCAAATTGTCGTCACCGACGGGTCGGTTTGCGGTCCTTTTCCGTACGATGCGGTGGTCGGCACCAAACTCGCCTTTGGCAACGCTGAGCAAGTGTCAGGCTGTCCGGCCAACAGCTCGAGCTCGGGCGGCTCGTGTTTGTGCGCGGCCGGGTACAAGCCCAACGGCGCAAGCTGCCAGGCTATTACCGCGCTGGATTGCGCTTTGGTTGCGTCCGGCCTAGAGGACCAAGCCGTCAAAACGACGGCCTTCTCGACTGGTTTTTGTAAGTCAGGGTGCCAGATTTATGGCCAAGTGGGCACTCGCAAGGGTGGGGACTTCTGGGTTTACGGGCCGTTTCTTGCAGACGCAGATGCTGTTACGTGCACGGCTGATCCGGTGACGGGGTCCAACGCCACAACGCCTGGTGATGCACCGCCAGCGGGGAAGTGCGTCGGGACTGTTAACGGAAACACCGTGTATGTGCCATGCGACGCGACGAAGACGGCCACGGTGAGCGAGTCCGTGGCGACTTCTGCGTCCGGTGTGACGTCCACCAAGACCTCGAGCTCGACGACCTGCACCGGCGCCAGCTGCACGACGGAGTCTACGGCGGTTACGACCTACCCTGACGGCACGACGTCTACGGAAACGACGAAGGAGGTCGCGCCGAAGGACTCGGTGGATGAGCCTGGCAAGGAAGAGGACCCGAGCACCTTCGGCGGGTCTTGCGCGGGCGCTGCGGCTTCGATCAGCTGCACGGGTGACGCTGTCCAATGCGCGATTGCGCGTGAACAGTTCAAACGCAACTGCGAGGTTTTCGACAGTTCGAACCCTAACGCGCAAAGGGCTGTGGAGGCTATCGCAGACGGCACTTCGGGAGATGACGATCATCCTGCCAGGAGCGCGAATACTCGAATTTTGGAATTCGACCAGACGGACATTGCTCCAGGAGCGTGTCCCGGCGACCGGGTTATTGGTGTCGGCAAGACCCAAGTCACGATTCCGTTCTCCCAGCTGTGTACTGCCGTCGGTTGGCTGTCGAATCTGCTAGTTGGATTGACGAGCCTGGCATGCATGGGTATTGTCTTCAAGCAAACATAAGGGGGCCGAAATGTGGTGGGCGAGTTTGTTGGGCGGCATTATCCAAGTGTCGGGAACGATAGTCGGGAAGGTTTTGATCTCGCTGGGAATTGGTTATGTGAGCTATTCCGGCATTGATACGGCTTTCAGCTTTGCGCGCTCTGAGTTCCTGGCTGGCTTGTCCGGTTTGCCAGCGGATGCTGTGGCCATGGCCGGGGCACTCAAGATTGGTGTTTGCATCTCGATGCTTCTGTCTGCACTTACTGTCCGGGCCACGCTCGGTGGCCTGGCTTCCGGTACGCTTAAGCGCATGGTGACTAGGTGATCGTCCTGGTCACGGGTTTGCCGGGTGCCGGCAAGACGTTGTTTACGTTGGACTGGGTCAAGCGCAAATCCGAGAAGGAGCTTCGCCCGGTCTTCTACGCTCGGATCAAGGGTCTGACGATTCCCGGCTGGCAGTTGATCGACCCGTACAAGTGGATGGATTGCCCGGCCAACTCGATCATCGTGATTGATGAGTGCCAGCAAGCGGAGGACCCCTCCGATCCCAAGAGTCCCACGTTGTTCGGTGTCCGTCAGCGTGGCGCTACTCCCCCACCATGGGCCGCGGCGCTCGAGGTGCATCGTCACCGCGGGGTTGACCTGGTCATCATCACGCAAGACCCGATGTTGCTCGATGCCCATGACCGGAAGTTGGTCGGGCTCCACTTCCACGTCAAGCGCACGTTCGGGCTGCAGCGTGCCACGGTCCACGAGTTCAACGGCTGTCGGCCCAATGTGGCCCAGAGTCAGTCGGGGTCGGTTCGGCTCGAGTGGTCATACCCGAAAGACGTGTTCGCGTATTACCAGTCTGCGGAAGTTCACACCGTCAAGGCTCGTGTGCCTATGCGGATATGGGTCTTCCTGAGCCTTCCGTTTCTGATCGTCGGCATCTGCTGGTATGCGTACGTTCGATTTTTGGATCCGGACAAAGAGGTGAGCACCGATCCGCAGTCGCTCTCGGCCCAGACGGCCAGCTCGGCCGCCTCGGCCCCGCGCGTGTCGGCGGTCAATGCGCCGCTGTCGGCAGCGCAATACCTCGCCAGGTTCGAGCCCAGGGTAGAGGGTCTCGATTACACGGCCCCGGCGTATGACGATCTGACTAAGGT